GCCCTCCCCCATGTCCGCCTAAAGGCGGTATTGGGGTCCTTCACCTTGCACTCTCCAGTGCAATCGGCGCCTTTCACGGGCTCCGAGATTGGTTAAGACCAATCGAAGTAATTAAGTGGATGACCAATAAGGAGTAATTCCGTGTCCAGACCTCCAATATCTATGTCACTCCCTGGAGTCATGACCTATACGGTCAACTCCAACGGATCCACCACAAACTATGTGGTGGGACGTGAACAGATAACGGAGAGTTCTTCTGGGACGGCTAGGCATAAGCCTGTCGGCTGGATTCCTCCAACCGCCTACTCTTTATTTTCCACTTATCGCCGAGGTGGCACAGGCTTGATCCGTATATTCGCGCCGGGTAATCCCCAGCTCGGATATACCAAGTCTGGTACCGTTGTCGGAACATCCGGCACCGGTACGACTGTTGACCTAGTCTGTAACCTCGCTGCTGTTGACGTGGCTGCTGACTTAGCAAGTCTGCAGAACACGGCATTAATCAAGGCTCGTTCTAATCTAAAAGATCAGGACGTTGACCTTGGGACAGCCTTCGGCGAGCGGAATCAAACTGCTCGTATGTTGGGCGATACTGCCGTTCGTATAGCGAAAACTGTAAAGGCGTTGCGCCGCGGACAAGTCCGCAACGCAATGAATTTACTGGGTCTTAGCTCTAGAAGGCAAGCCCCTCGTGGATCTAACTGGACTAAAAACTGGTTAGAACTCCAATACGGATGGAAGCCTTTCCTCTCCGATATTCACGGAGCTTGTGACGCCCTAAGCAAGCGTGGCAAGGACGACTGGTCAGTCGTCGCGAAAGGGTCGGCTTCTCTGAAGACTCACAAACAGGTTCGTGTATCAATGCACGACGCTGAGTGTGCCTATCAGGTGGCCTCCAAGTATGAACTCGGTGCGTTCGTACGCATCGACGCATACCTTGGTGGGGGTGTAACCCACTCCCTCGCTTCCCTTGGAATTCTCAATCCATTAAATGTGGCTTGGGAATTAGTTCCGTTCTCCTTTGTCGTCGATTGGGCTTTGCCCATCGGTTCGTGGTTAAGTTCTTTGGACGCGGGTTTGGGTTTAACCCTCCGCGGCTTCAGTTCTACGACCTATAACCGTTCTGAGATAACCGGCAGTGCCTTTAATGACACTGACGGGCCTTGGAAATCGGAGGCGAATTGGAGCGTGACGAAGAGACAGTTGCAGGTCTTAAGAACCGTAAGCGGTTCTATACCTCTCCCGTCTTTCCCGAGTTTAAAAGACCCGGGATCCTTGGGACATATGGCCAACGGCTTGGCATTGCTTAGCCAAGCGTTTGGTCGTCACTAATCAACGTTACTTTACGGAGCACTAAATGCCCGCACTTGCAACATTGGCCGTTAATGACGGTCAGACCACTCCCGTCTCCCACAACTTTGATCCCGTCACTACTGACGGTTCAGAGGCTAAGTGGGCCGACAGGTCCCCGTCCATCCCAGCTGGCTTCCGCACCATCTCGCAAGAGGTGTTGCCGCCCGCCGGTGGACGCACCGTTAACAAGATTAACTTCGGGTTTTACATCCCCGTCGTTGCATCTGTCAACGGTGTCGACACTGTTGTTCGGTACAACAGCGCTCAGGTCATCCTGAACGTTGCTCCGGATAGCTTGCTCCAGGAGAGGAAGGATCTTCTCGCGTACGTTGCCAATACTCTTGGCCTCGCAACGGTGAAGACTTCTGTGCACAACCTTGAGCCGTTTTACTGACGGCTCGTGGAGAATCCTCGCTTGGACCGGACTCCTACTAGCTTGCGTGCTAGTTTGGGCCTGGTTCTTGAAAGGACTTGCTTACATCTCGGGGTTTGTCGCTTATAGCGCTTAGCCCCCTGATGCTTGCTTTGTGTACCACCTTAAAAGGTGTCTCATGCGTCGTAAACGTCGCTCTG